GTTGCTCTAAATTGTGTGTCTCTGCTTAGTGTGTAAAGTGTTGGTGTAAACGCAGGATCTGGGTAGAGTAAAATATTGACTCTAGCACTTGCCGCTCTTTTAGAAACAGGAGTATAGCCTAGCGCTTTGGCTAAAGAAACAACCGAGGATCTTTTAATGGCACTGTCTAAAAAGTTTTCATTTGCAAGCATATGAGCCAACATACCGTTGTAATGCGTGTTGTATGCTAAGGTATCCATCAGGACGTTCAAAGCAGAACCTTCAAAATTAAAGTCTGAGAATTCTTCTTGGGAAGATAGATAAGTCTTTAAATTCTGTTTTATATTGTTAAAGTCTAGTTCTGTTACATTTAATTGTGCCATTGCTTATCTTAACCTCTTTAATTCTACCTGTAGTTTTTGTTGACTTTCAATACCAACCACGTAAAACTCTAAGGTCATGCGGTATGTATTACTATCATAATCTGGCTCTGAAATAACTCTAATCTTTTTTGCTCTAGGCTCATATGATTCTATTACTTGCTCAATTATTTTTTCTAATGTAGCACCGACTATAGGAGACAGCGGTTCAAACAATAGCCCCCGAATTCCTGTCCCAATCTCTGGGCGAAACGGCTTTTCGTAATAGTTAAGCATGACCAGTGTTTTAACAGACTGCAACACAGCTTTAACATCTATTTTCTTAGAAAGGTCGCCAGATGCCGGATTTGCCTTAAACCCGAAGTCTATGTCTTTATATATCTTACTTAATGATAGATTTGTTATGGCCATAACTGTATTTATACTTCCTTTAACCTCTTGGTCCAAAATAAATCTTAGGAACTTCATAGTTTACAAAGGATGCTTCTGCTTCCTTCTTCTGTCTACCAACTTGAAGTTCAAATTTGGGTTTTGGCAATTCTGGTAATTTGTGTCCTTTTATCATAGCGACTGCATCTATTTCAGGGAAACTTACAGGAGTCGCTAAAACGCTAACAACAAGTCCGTCATCTTTTATGTTGGGGAGAAGTTTACATAGACCGTCTATATCTGTTGCTCCCTGTCTTAACAAATCCACCATTCCGCCGATGTCACTTATTTCTAAGTCCCCATCAAAGACTGGATTAGATTTAAGAATGCCGCCCCATTTTGATTCAAACTGTTTTGCTGCGGCAAGTACCTGAGGTCCTGCAACAACACCCAAAGCTAAGAGTTTACCAATATCCTGTACTTGTCCTAAAATACTATCGGGCGGAGCATCTAACAATGAAGGGATCATACTAGTAAGTTTATCCCCAATGCTATTAACTTCCTCTTGGACTATGCTTTCTAAACTGCCAAGTAAATCGGTAATACCACCTGTGGCACTCTCCAATAAACTATCTAACTCATCATTAGCAGCATCTATCTTATCTGCTAGTCCTTTTAATCCTGCCGCTGGTCCGCAACTCATTTTCTCCTCCTTACGCGTCTGCTACCGTTGTATCTGCTGGGTTGCCGGTACCCGGTATCTCTTTATGTTTATGTGTAGCCAATGTAGGTCCATTGCCTGCATCTGTTGAAACATCTTCAGTCGAATGTGTAGCTCCTTCAATCCTTACATCATTCTCAATAATAGTTTGATCTGCTGTAAACGTTTGGGTGCCACCTTTCACTCCGATGATCTGTTCTCCAGGTACTGCTGGTTCTGCAGGTGTGTCTCCATCTGCTGGTACTTCATCAGCTCCCATTGTCATTGTCTGTACTGTGCCAACATTAAATACTTGTGTGGCAAGCGCCGTAAAGGTTTGTTCTTCTTTAGACTTGACTAGCTGTGTTGACTCAGATTCAATTTCCATTTCTAATTTAGATTTAATATTTATTTTCTCGGCCGAACCAAGTCCCATGTTTTTGCCTGAACCTACATTCCATTTCTCAGCAACTAGTTGAGCATAACTCTTTCCTACAGTAACCTTAACCTCACTCAAATATTTTTCTGTTACATTGCCATTGACTGTGGTCGTCTTTGTTCCGGCAACTGAGTGTGTTTGATTACCAACAATAGTTTCGCTATCGTCGCCTGATACTCTGTAACCCTTTGATCCATTGATCTGTGAATTGGAATCAGTTAACACTTCTAATACTTGGTTGCCGCCAACCTTTGTAACATGATCTCCTTTTACGCTTACAAATTTGTCTCCATCTACTTCCTCGTAGCTATTACCTTTAACATAAACACTAGCGTCGCCTTCAATAGTAACAGTACAGCTACCACCAATAAAAACTTTTTTATCTCTAATTGTAATGTCGTAATCGTCACCAACTACTTTGGTTATCTTTTTACCGTCTGCTTGTATTTCGTAAAATGTGCCGGAGTTGTGATACTCGTGTATTCTTCCATTGTCTGGTGTATCATCAACTTCAAATATGTGTCCTGTTTCTGTTTCAAGAACTCTGTTATAAGGGTAAAGTGAAGACTCGCTAAACTTCATGTGTTCTGAAGTTGGCTGAGTGCCATGTGGGCAATAACTTTTCTTGTCCCACCCAAATCTAGGATGTGGTTCTTCCCAGAAAGGTCTTTCGTATGGTGCACCGTCTTTATCGTCTAATACCGATACAACACTAGCAGCGGTTGCCATAGGAATCTCTGTGCCTTCTTCTCCCAGTCTTGTAGTTCTTTTATTAATAAGTGAAGCGTGAAGTTCTGCATCTGGGCCCCTAGAAAGTCTACTAGAGTTTGGTTCTT